GTTTTCACCCCGAGGATTTTAGCACCCAGACCTTCAAGCAGAACCTTGCAGTCCATCAGCAACCGCTTTTTGGTGGCGTCCACCTTGCGCTCTTTCTTGACCGCCTTTCTTGATTTGTCAGACTTCTCATAGTGCTTGATGCCGTTTGCCTTGATTTCCATCTCAGCCATTTCTTCGGCTTCTTCTCTTGTGACAGGCTCGCCATCCTGTTCGCACTCTTTCATAATCTTTGCAATCAGTTTTTCTTTATCCATGTTTATCTCTCCTTTCTTGATTATATTATAACATAAGGGGTTGAGCTTGTCAACCCCTTTTTTATTTTTTAGTCATCAATATCAATATCTCTCCAGTTTCATAATCAATAATTTGAGCCTGAACAAAATCATATTTTTCCATCAAAAAAGTTGCTTTGTCAATGTATTCCTGCAAAGGATGGAAATCATCATTCATACCATGATAGGCCATACCACCGTCAAAATAGATATCCGCTCTAAAAGTTCCGATGTAATTGATTTTCATGTTTATATCTCCTTTTCTTTTGATGATTTAATTATAACACAAAGAAATAAAAAGTCAATACCTTTTTTGAAAAATTTTTGCCCGGGTGCCGACACCGCATTAATTTGCGGTGTCAACTCCGAGTAAAATCAATGTGTTGCAGATACAAGAGAAAGCGCACTTCTTATTCTACATAATCATTATAAATCGTGATGTGCAGAGGACACTGTTTGATGGTGGGAATATCTTCGGCTTTCATGCCATACCAAAACTCAAAATCTTCATCATTGGTGTAGAAGTTTTCTTCAATGATGATTCCGTACTGACATTCTTCAATGAATCGTTGAATGTCTTCCATCGTGTTAAATACTCTGACTTCGTACCAATAGTCATCGTTTGCTTTTGTCACAAGTACTGTCATGTTTGTTTCTTCCTTTCTTTTGATGATTTAATTATAACACAGCGAAATTATTTTGTCAATAGGTTTTTTAGAAAATTTTTTCAGTTCGCCCGGGCGCCGCCCAAAGGGGCAAGCTACCCTTGCAAGGTAGCCGCCCCAAGGGGGCAACCGCTCAAGCGGCGATGGAGTAGTAAGGCGTTTTCTTAACGTACTCTTTGGCAAGAGTGCCAGTCTTGACCAAATCCGTAAGCATGTGAGTAATACGCTGATTGGTCAGTTCTGCGATGTCGGCAATCTCTGCCTGCATCTCCTTGATGGTCTTGGGAGCGTCAACCGTGGTCAGATACTCCACGATGGTAGCCTTGTAAGCATCGTTCTCCACCTGCGTCTTGGTAGGCTTCTTAGGAGAACCGCTCTTGCGATTAAGAAGCTCGATTTCATGGTCGATGAAAGCAACCATTTCTTCGTTGGAGATAACAGCCTTGCGGATTTCTGCGAACATTTCTTTCTTAGTCATAGTAGATACTTCCTTTCTTTTGTTTGTGCCTTTATTATAGCACATCTTGTTTTGTTTGTCAAGCCCTTTTTTAAGATTTTTTCGGTGGGCGGCTTGGCTTCCTTTCCTCACCTTGTGCTTTTATTATAGCACTTATTCAGTTGTTTGTCAAGGGGTTTTTAAAACTTTTTTTTGTTGGGGAAGTGGAAAGTGGAGCGTGCGCACGAAAACTCTTCTTTGCCGACTCTCAGGAACTCCGTTTCTGTCATCCCCTTGACAATTATTATTATAGCAGATTTCGCAAAAAACACAAGTGGTAATGTTGCACAAAATTATGGGAAAAATTTTGTGCAATCTGCCAGTCACTTTTCACTTGACAAATTGTGCGAGGCATGGTATAATGGAAAACGCGGCGCCAGTCGAACGCTGGCGCCGCGTCCAAAAACCGGCGCAAAATAAAAAAGCAAGAGGGTCAACCCCTCTTTGCTTTTAAAATCTCCTGAATCTTCTGAGCGTGAGCCCTGGCCTGTTCTTTCTGTTCCTCTGTTCTCTCATCAATCTCGGTGAGGTAAGTTTCTTCGATGCGGTTACCGCAGTTTGTGGCTTCTTTATAGCTCGTGGTGTGGAACTCTGTGCCATCCGCTTTTCTGACTCTGTAGTTAACTCTTCTCATGTTTGTTACCTCTCTTTCTTTTGATGATTTAATTATATCAGATATTTTTTGATTTGTCAAGGGGATTTTTACATCCCCTTGAGGATTTCGATAATTTCGTTTACATCAAAGGCTTTTCCTGTCCAGTCGTTGCGGTTCTTCTCTTCATCGTCGAAAAGAATGTCATTTTCTGTTTTGGCGAACGTCTGTTTAGGTGTGCCGTATTTTACAATGTGGATTTCATCAAAGTTGACGCTTGCAAGATGTTTTTTGAGCCATTCTTTTTTTGCTCTTGTTACTTTTTCATCATAGGCTGTATTGCTGTTTTTTGCTAACCAACTGATAACTCCGACTTTGTAACCCTGTTTCTGAAGTCTGTTAAGGATTCTTGCAAGGGCGCTAAGTCTGATTAAAGGCTTTGCAATTTCGTAGGGAAGCGCATCCGATGCAATCAGATAATCTAACCAATTTTCTACACCGTAGAGGTCAGCGATTGTGCCGTCCATGTCGAAGAAGATTGTTGTTGTCATTTTTGTTTCCCCCTTTCCTTTCTTTCTGATTTAATTATAGTACCATTCTTTCAGCTTGTCAAGCATTTTTTTCTCATTTTTAATATATTTATATTTTCTGTTTTCCTCACACCACGGGCAACCGCCATGATTTCTACATGTTTTATCTATTGCTTTGCTTCCATAGTAAGGTTTTCTATGTTCTTTTCCACTTTTTATTGCCTTGTCAAGTGCCATCTTTTTTTTATTTCCTTTCCTTTTCTGTAATTACATTATAGCAAATTTTATTTTATTTGTCAATAGTCTTTTGAAACTTGCAAGGATTTTTTACATCCTTGCAAGTGTCTTTTCGTTTGTGAATGTGGCTTTTTCAAATTTGATTTGATAAGCAATTCCGTTTGTTGTCAAGTCTCCATCTTCTGTAAATGGTACATTGTCTTTTGTCCATTCCTGACCGTAAAATTCTGTTACCATCTTTTCAAAAATTTCGCCTTTATTATACTTGCTTTCTTTTACGCTTGTTTCAAAAAACTCTTTGGAACAAAGAACCTGTGCGCCTTTTGTCAGCAGGAAAGTTTTCTGTGCATTGGTCGGGCAAAATCTTAAGCTGTAACCCGCTCCACGGCTTGCCTTGTCAAGTTTCAGAATGTAAGGCATGACTTCCGCCGTTGCTTCTACCATGTAGACATTGTTCTGAAAGTAAAATCCGTAAATGTAGTTGTGAGTATAGGAAAGTTCGTTGTAACGGCTAATCATTTTTTCAAAAAGGCTTGTGTTCATCATCGTTTGTGTTCTCCTCTCTCTTGATGATATAAGTATATCACCATGCGCCCGGAAAGTCAAGCGGTTTTTGAAAAAAATTTTGCCCAATTTCGGGATATTTTTCTCTCAGATCTTTGTACAATTTGCCTATTGACAAAACTCGATGGCTGTGGTATAATGGAAAAACGCGCTGGCCCGGACGCCAGCGCGCCACGCACAAAAAAGATGAGGATTATTCATCCTCATCTTCATCTTCAAAAGGCTGTTCTAAAGCTAATTCCATAGCTTCATGAAGTTCAGCGTCTGTTGCCGTCTCCATCATTTTTGCGAAATGAATTGTTTCTGGATGCTCAAATCCGTATCTCTGAATGATAGCTGTCAGCATTTCTTCTCTTGTCATTGTTTTAATCTCCTTTCCTTTGATGATTTAATTATAGCAGATGTTCCGGTTTTTGTCAATCCCTTTTTTAAAACTTTTTTATTTGGTGGTCACTGATTTGTGACCACCTCACCGCCAATCTCAATAGCGACATCATTAGCCTTGTTGCGGTCATTCCAAGCACCCCAGAACCAGAGCTCTCCATCAACTCTGCGAGCAACAATGTACTTGTATTCATTAGCGTAGGTGGGAAGGTTATTAATCATGATTTGTATCTCCTTTCTTTTGATGGTTTAAGTATACCACAACCAGCCTGTCTTGTCAATAGTTTTTCACAAGTTTTTTAATAAAAGATTGTAACTAAGTAATTATCATTTCCCTGATCTTCATAAGACCATTCGTATCGACAAGCATCGAAGAACTCCTTTGCTCTGTTGAATGCTTCTTTTGTTGTGTATAGTATCTTCATAGTATTTGTTCCCTTTCTTTATTTATTAATTATCTTTGCATCTTCTATTTCATCATCGAAGATGTTAGAATCAGTATGCATTGTATCCATCGTTAACTTAACTTTATCATCTACATTAAAACCATCTCCTTTGAATGACCATGTGTAATCACATCTATCAACAACTGTAATAATGTTATCTGTTACATCAATCACTGTTGCTTCTCTTGTATAGTGTGTCTCATACCATGAGCACCAACAGAACATAACAACAACTATTATCATCAATATAATGTTCTTTACTATCTCTCTTACTTTCCGCATCTGTCTCTTTGTCATGGCTCTTACCTCTCTTCCTTTCCTTGATGATACTAGTATAACATACTTACTTTAAAAAGTCAAGTGTTTTTTAAAAACAATTTTAGAGTTTTCTTTTTCTTTTCTTTACCTTCTTATTTAAAACAACAGAGAAGAAAGAAGATAGAATACTTTAATACTGTGCGGTTTAGTACGGTGAAGTGTGCGGCAACCGGTGTTTATTAGCCAGATAGAACTAGTATTGCTTAGGTAAATACTCTGTGGTTAGTGACGTACTACACCACCTACCACCGCGTCCCTCTACCTACCTGCCTACATACTATCTATGTATCTATTCTATTGTTATTATTATTTATTTATCTTATTGTTTATTATTATGTCGTTGTGTTGATCGTTTGTTTGTTGTGTTGATCTCATTGGCTTAGCCATCGACCTGGCTCTGTCTACCTCTCTTTACCTCTGACTATCTTCATCCGCACATCTGCCACCCTGTCATGCTTAACAAACATTTTCATTAAATGTTGAGCAAAATATTGATTTGCTGTTGTGCGGTTCATCACTTGGCCATCGACAAAGGTTACAGTTATCACATACTCCCTCATTGCTTTTTGCTCTCCTTTAGCTTTCTTATAAATATATTTTATCATAGATTATAGGAAAAGTCAAGCATGAGCTGCTGGACAGAATCCAAGAAAGAAAAGCTGCAACACTACTCACAAAGGATGCCTCGGCGCCAAGCGCTCGCTCGCCGCCCAAGCAAGTGCATGTGGTGAATCAATGTTATTGTATTTCTTTTGTTTAAGTAAAGAAAAAGATGATGAAATAATTTATTTTGCTTCATCATCTTTGTTGATTAAGTAGTCTGTTTAGTTGTGTCTTTTGTTTTGTTTGTTGGGCGGATTGGAGTATTTATAATATCCTCCCCGTGTCATTTGATTCAAGGCCCGTTCAAATTAGTCAAGCTAGTCATAAATACCCCGGGGTGATATTTGGGATAAAATTTTTTTATTTTTTGAAAAACACTTTGTGCTCGACAAAACTCTCTCCAAATTGATTTTCAAATCGAAAAAACGAAATTACTCTCCCCAATTTTGGGAATTTTAGAAAAAAGGTACTCCGCATCCAACTGCTCATAATCAGTATATGGAATCCTTAAAAGTGGAATATTATTTTCTTTACACCATTCGTCCTTCTTTTGATCTCTTTCTTGTTGTTTTTGAAAAGCTTCTTCTCCACCAAAAAATTCTATTGGCTTAAAATGCTGTTCTCCATCGTACTCAATTAAACATAATAAAGTTTCTTGATTAAAAATAGCATAATCAAAAGGTGCAGATATATTAAATTCTCGTATCCGATATTGACTTTGATATTGTATTCCTGCTGTTTTTAAAATTTGTTCTATTTTAATTTCGCCTGCGGTTTTTGTCGCACATCCGCATGAAATAGTTTTTGAATGTCCATTTAATCCTAATAAATGACTTTTTCTTACATAAACAATATTCCCACAAACACATTCACATTTAACTGTTGAATAAGGATTTCTAGGCCTATCTATTACAGTTAATAAACCAAATTTATCTCCAATATTAATTGGATATTTTTCTAATTGTTTTCCTTTACAATTATTACAACTTTTAGGTTTTTTATCTAAATCGCTTTTTCTTACACTTGCTTTATTACCACAATTTAAACATTCACATTTCCAAAAAGTTTCATGTGAACTAGAAGTTGGAAAATAGTCTCTTTCAACTACTTTCCAACATCCATATATTTGACCCGTATAATCTTTTAATTTTCTTCCCATAATTATCTTAAATTAATGTATGCTATATTTTCATTTGTCATTCCAAAATTCTTCCATTCTCATCTGATGATAAGAATAATCTTCTACTATTTTCTTTTGAGGCGGCAATTCATACCATTCAACAACAGTATATCCAACTTCATCAAAAGGACAACACCAGCCACGTCCATCCCAAGCCCCCACCGTCCAGAGATTATATCCACTCGCCGCACCCATATCAATAACCATTAATAACTCTTTATCTGCGGGTGGGACTTCATCTATTGTATGTTTCTGTAATATCATTCCTATTTTTTCTCCTGCGGTTTATGCGGGTTCTTCATCAGACCATGGTCATAAAGATTATCAATGCACTTAGAAATACCATTAATATAAGCTTTTAGCTCAGTATTAACATCCACCTGTCGAGCACGGGCTGCCCTATATTCAGCCAGCCTCTTGCCATATGTCTCATCCCAAATATCCCCAGGTGCACATTTCGCAATTCCCTTATAAGTGCGGATGTCGAGATCAATATCATCATAATCCTCATCTGCCAGACCATACTTAGCCAGTCGCAGGGGAACATCATTCACCGTTGTCATGATGCACACCACTGTGCGCTTCTCTTCGTTTACCTTATACTCTGTCGTTACTCGATTCATAAAATATGTAGTATCAATCATGCGGTTTTCGCAGGTGTATGACCGTCACATACCTGCTACTGCCTCCTTCTTTAAAATAGGTTTTTTTGTTTTTACATTTATATTATATAATAATTTTTTTAATTCTTCAAGAAAGTAAAAAGCATATCAAATTCAGAATAGAAAAAATCTTGCTCCGTTCCTTCTTCTGTGACTACGAATACTTTTTCTTTTTCCTTATCATATCTGTATTTATATACTTTTCCTTGCTTGAAATGTCCGTTGTTAAAGCCCATATTATAATTAGCTTCTGCTTTACTGTAATTCATACTACTCCTTCTCCCAATCATGACCACCAGGCTTTTCCCACCAAATTTATAATATTTTGCAGTTCATTCATCCCTTGTTCTAAAATTATTCCAACATCAACTGTAAAATTTTTTACCGTTGCAGTCATGCCATTAAACCCCCATAATCAATAATTTCTTTTCCTTGTTGAAGAGCATAATTTCTCGTTAAAAAAGTTCCTCCCCAACCAATACCATCCCATACGCACAATAATTTATCTGCATGGTCTACCATAAACCTGTCTCTTATATTATAAGCATCTTTAGAATATTGCGGAGAAACAAAAATAATTTGATTATTTTCTGCAATCCATTGTTCAACTGGATGATAATACTTTTTAGGAAAAGGATAACAGCAAACAATAGGTATTCCTAATTCCTTTGCGGCGGTCGCTATAATCTGATCAGCACCTTGTGCCATTCCGTCATATATCACGGATGGCTGAAGGCGAGTAAGCTGCTCCACCGCCCATTCTTTTATCAGTTTCTCTTGTCCTTTTAATCGTTGCGGGCGATGCCCAGTTATTGCTAAAATCATTCTTCTTTTCCTTTATTGTATCCGTCTATAAAGCCTTCTTGATAAAAATCATGCTTTTCATTAATTTCTCCGACACTGGCCATGAATAAACCAGTAACAACTCCTACGACAGCACCAAAAATAAATGACACAATACAAATTATAGCTAAAGTCATCATTTTTTTATTCCTTTCCTTTACTTAAATATATTATAATATATTTTTTAATAAAAGTCAATAAGTGGATCTTCTAAATGAGATTGACAACTGAAAATTTTTTTGGTATAATATAACTATGAGATTGATATGAAAGGAGTATTTCATGGAAGAAGAAGTAAAAAATATACAATCTACTTCTGCTGTTGATGAAGAAGATAGTAAAAGACCTTATCCTCGATTAGATTATACTATCACAGATCCTCAAGAGCGCAATCAAAAAGTACATGAGATTGTAAATAGTGTTTCTCCAGAAAAACTAACTCCTTATTATTTAGAGTAGCTCACAAAATATTTAACTGAAACTCTTGAAAATAAAAAGGAGAAGAAAGTTTTAACAGACAATAGAATGGTCACTATAAATAAACGAGAAACTTCTTATGAAGGTCTTGTTGCAAAATTAGAAAATGGCGAAGATGGCATTTATAATTTTATGACTGGTGGCGATAAAAATATATTACTGGTTCCGAAAATTCAAATTACAGAAGATGATATAGCTACAATACCAGGTTTAAAAGAATTAAGAGAAGAAATTAAAAAAGTAGAAATTAGGCAAAGGGTGGCAAGAGGAAAACAAAAATTTTTATTAACTAAACAATTAATAGAAATGCGGCAAGATCAATATGTTTTAAAAAGTGCTTATAAACCTCCTGTTGCTATGATGAAAGTAACAAAAAGTGTAAACCAAATTGATTTAAATGAACATATAACGATAGATGAAAATGGCGACCCAGTAAGTGATTGTTTAGTATCTTTATTTGATCCACATCATGTTTGTTGTCTTTTGTGCAATTATTCTAAATTAAAGGAAGATTGCTGGGGACATTTTGATAGTGACTGGTGGTATTTAATGGAGGATTTTGATAATTTATCAGAAAGAGCTTTAAAAGAAGATTATCCTATTTTATATGATATTATGATATATAAAATAGATGGTTTACAAAATAAAGACATTGCCGCACGTATTAAACAAGATTATGATGTGAGTTATTCTGTTGAATATTTATCTGCGGTTTGGCGTAAAAAAATTCCAAAGATAATTGCTGATAAAGCTAAAGAAGAATGGATTGTTTGGCACTATACATATGAAGAAAAAGGGAAATGGAAAAGATGTTCTTGCTGTCATGAAATAAAATTAGCACACCCATATTTTTTTACTCGTAATAAAACAGCAAAAGATGGTTGGTATAGTATGTGTAAATGTTGCCGTAATAAAAAGAAAGATAAAATTGAGAAGGACAAAAGCTTTTAATCCATAATAAAGTTTTTTGAAAAATATAAAATGGAGAAAGGAGGCTCTTTATGGCACAAAAATTGAAAGGTCAGCAAGAAGATGCGAATGGTAAATGTCAATGTGAGAGATGCGGCAAACGAATTTCACAGATAAATTTTTATACATATAAAGATGGTAGTAAATGTGAAATTTGTAAGCCATGTTTAACTGCACATATAGATAATTTTGATCCCAATACTTTTGAATGGATTCTTGAAAAAATGGATGTTCCTTATATTCCTACTGAATGGAATGTTTTAAGAGATAAGGCTTTTGCGAAAGATCCTTACAAAATGAATGGAATGTCTGTTATTGGTAAGTATCTTGCGAAAATGAAATTAAAACAGTGGAGTAAGTATGGATACGCAGACACTAAAAAAATTCAAGAGGAAATGAATGCGGAAAAGGCTAAAAAATAGAAAGCTGAAGCTGATGAAAAAGCAAGATATGAAGCTGAATTAAAAGTTAAATTAAGTGAAGGAAAAATAACTCCTGCTGAATATCAAACTTTAGTTAGTACAGAGACTCAAAATAAAGAGTTGCCGCGATGGGGAAATAATATTACTGGTGAGCATCTTGGTCAGATGTATCAAGCTTATGGTGAACCGCAGTCTTATGCGGAGGCTCTTAGTCAGGCAAAAAATCCATTTCAAGAGCAGAATTTTATGTCTGAAAATGATTTAGTTGACCCCGGGGCAGATTTAGATGATGAAGATAAAATGTATCTTGCAGTTAAATGGGGTAGACTTTATAAACCTAGTCAATGGGTTGCTCTTGAGCAATTATATAATGAGTTTATGGACTCTTTTGATATTCAAGGTGCGGCTCGTATTGATACATTAAAAATGATCTGTAAAACATCTCTTAAAATGAATGAAGCCATTGATTGCGGCGATATTGATTCCTATCAGAAATTATCTCGTGTCTATGATTCTATGATGAAATCCGCAAAATTTACAGAAGCACAAAATAAAGATAAAGATGGTGATAGCATTGATTCAGCTTCTGCTATTGTTGATTTTGTTGAGGCGCATAGTGGAGAGATTCCAAGGTATCATTGCGATGAACCACAAGATATTGTCGATCAAATTATTGCTGATTTAAAGGCTTATAATAAGAGTTTAATTTATGAAGATAAGTCATTAGCTCAAGAAATTGAAAAGTATCTACAAGATAAGCGTATTTCTGATGAAATGAAAAAAGATAAAAAAGATGCTAAAGCAAAAGGTTTAGATAATGTTGAATTAGATGATGATGATTTTACAGACTATAAAGATTCTTTAAAAAGGATGCGTGATCATGATGATGCTCTTGATGATGAGTTAATTGAAGAAGAATATCAAAGTAGGAGGATTAATGCAGAATGAATTTAAAAGAATTATTGCAATTATCCTCTGATAGAGAATATAAAAAACAAGGTATTTCTGAATAGCGATTAATGGCAGATATTGATGAATTAAGAAGATTAATTGCTTATTTTAGGGAATATCCTGATATATTTGTAGATTTCATTAAAGGCAAAGATAGTACATTTAATTTTTTATTTTATCAGAGAATATTTTTAAGAATTGTGATGCGGCATCGGTATGTGTACGCCACCTTCCCGCGTGCTTATTCTAAATCATTTTTATCTATGATGGCGTTGATGATAAGATGCATTTTATATCCCAACTCACATTTGTTTGTAACCACTGGTGGTAAACTTATTATTTTATAATTGAATAATTTTAAGGAGGAGTACTATGAGTGCAAAAAACGTCCTACATATTTTTGAAACAATTGATACTGAAGAAAAAGCATATTGGTTAGGTTTTTTATACGCAGATGGAAGTGTTGGTTCTGCTGAAAGTAAAATAGAGCTTGGATTAGCAGAACAAGATTTACATCATATTGAAAAATTTAGAGATTTTATTGGTATAAATAATAAAATTTCATATAGAGAAAAGACAAAATCTTATAGATATTGTTTTAGAAGCGACTCTTGCAAACAGGATTTAATTAAGCAAGGATGCGTACCTAAAAAATCTTTAATATTAAAATATCCTACTTATGAACAAGTACCTAAAGAATTAAGTAAACATTTTATTAGAGGATACTTTGATGGAGACGGATGGTTTACTAATACAGAGTCTTGTTTTCAAGTTGGAATAATTGGTACAGAAGATTTTATTAAAGGTTTCCTTGATAATATAGATGATATAAATAAAAATAATAAAATATTTATTTGTCATCGAGAAGAGGGAGCTAAAAGATATGTTTTTGGAGCTTATCAAGATGTTTTTAATTTTTTAAACTGGATTTATCAAGATGCAACAATATATCTTGATAGAAAATATGAACATTATTTAGATTTTATAAATAATGGAAGCAAGTACCATAAAAATATAAAATAATTTTGCCGTATAATATGGAAACATAATATATGATTACCGCGGAATTAAGCGGAGAAGCTGAGATGCTGATCCGAACCGAAGGCTGTGTATGACGATATAGCAGTCAGGGGCAACGCATAGAGAGTGAAAAACCAAATAATATAATCTCTCCACGAGGCCGCGGCACAGAAGTATAGAGGACTTCTTGAGATTGTCTCACCAACAATCAAACCTAACGATATGACGAGGGTGAAAAGATATGCTGAGCTTATACGAATAAAGAAGTATAAGAACTAAAGGATAAAAAGTCTTTAGGTTAACATAACTGAAGTAGCAAGCAGCCTCGATTACAATCGCGAAGATCTAGGAAATATGTAAACTTATCCCTGGTTTAAATAATGAAATTAATTGGGATCGTGGTGTATCTACAAAATCAAAAGATAATGTTAAATATGTGTTTAAAAATGGTTCTACTATTGATATTTTGGCGGCAAGGCAATCATCCAGAGGTCAGCGTCGTACTGGCGGTTTGATGGAGGAATGTGTATTAATTGATGGCGATATTTTAAATGAAGTTATTATCCCTACCACAAATGTTGATAGACGTCTTTCTGATGGAAGCAGACATAAAGAAGAGAATGTCAACAAGAGTCAAATCTACATAACAACAGCTGGATGGAAGAATTCATTCGCATATCATAAGCTGATATAGGTCTTGATTAATTCCATTCTGGATCCAGACGAATATATGATTATGGGCGGAACATATGAAACACCTGTTATTTCTGGATTATTAGATGAAGATTTTGTTGAACAACTAAGATTACAAGGTACTTTTAATGATGAGTCGTTCAACAGAGAGTATAAAATGGTCTGTACTCTTAAAATTATTAAGAATTGCTGGAAACTCCTTAGAGCTTTCTAAACTACAACGTAAATATGAAAAAAGATTAAGCGTGAATGTTTGAAAATTAGAAAGATTGGATAATCAGCAGCCGAGCCCCGAAAAGGGGAAGGTTCAACGACTAAGTTCTCTACAGTGCGTAGAGCAGTTTAATACAGCGTAAAAAAAGGAGAGTTTTTGTTATGAAAAATATTATTATTAATAACATTAGTACCTCATATTTTATCACGGAAGATGGTAAGTGTTATAATTCAAATACAGGAAAGTTTTTAAAAGGACAAGAAAATTATAAAAATCATTATCTTTCCTATAATTTAACTTTACCAGATGGAAGTAAAAAAAGAATGTATGCGCACAGATTAGTTGCATTAGCATATATTCCTAATAACGACCCTAACAAAAATCAAGTAAATCATATTGATGGAAATAAATTAAATAATTGTGTAGATAATTTAGAGTGGGTGACAAATATAGAAAATGTTCTCCATGCAAATAATTTAGAATTGCGAAAAGCAGACCATGTTTTTTGTTTTAATAAACAAAAACAATTGGTAGCTGAATATAAAAATTTAAGAGAAGCAAGTAAAGCAGTAAATATTTCATGGAGTATTATCCAACAAGAATTACATAAAGAGGTAAAAGCCCTATCCGGTGGATTCTTTTGGTCAACATCCGCAGATAATAATTTTCCTACTATTGAATATAAAAATTTAGGAAAAGCAAAAAAAGTAAATCAATATGATAAAAATGGAAAATTTATAAATCAATATGAATCTACAGGTGCTGCAGCTCGAGCCCTGGGTGCGCATAGTGGTTCTCATATTGGAGAGTGTTGTCGTGGTAAAATTAAAACATACAAAGGTTTTGTATGGAGATATGCTGAAGATATAGTCTCACCTTCTAGTGAAAACTAGAGAGAGTATTGCAAATACTCGTAAGATAAGTAAGATCAATTTGGTCTGGCGATGTAGAAAATGCATTCTTCTCTTCTGAAAAATTTGATAAATATAGAGTATTATTGCAGCCAGAGTATGAATATAGCGGGCGGTCTTCAAAAAATGCTTATTATGTATTTGGTATAGACGTTGGACGTGTGGGATGTACTACAGAGATTTGTGTTTTTAAGGTCACGCCGCAAGTCCAGGGGGCAGCTTTTAAGACTCTTGTAAATATTTATACTTATGATGCAGAACATTTTGAAACACAGTGTATTCATATAAAACATCTATATTATAAATATAAACCTCGAAGAATTGCAGTCGATGCCAATGGCCTTGGGGTTGGATTAATTGATTATTTAGTAAAGGCTCAAGATACAGAAGATGGTGAATATTTACCTCCTTTTGGGGTTTTTAATACAGATGAATATCCAGAATATAAGAAATTCGTTACCCCAGAAACAGAACGAGATGTGTTATTTTTAATTAAAGCTAATGCTCCTATTAATACAGAAGCATATAGTTATGCACAAACTCAAATGTTTAGCGGTAAAATTAGATTTTTAATTGATGAAAGTTTAGCTAAGACAAAATTAATGTCTACTAAACAAGGTCAAAATATGAATATAGATGAAAGAAATGAATATTTAAGACCTTTTATTTTAACATCTATTCTTAAAGAACAAATGTTAAATCTTGTAGAAGAAAATGAAGGTGTTAATATTATTCTTAAACAAAGTAATAGAAGTATAAAAAAGGATAAATTTTCAGCTTTTATTTATGGACTTTATTATATTAGATACGAAGAAGAATTAAACAAGAGAAAGAAAAAGCGTAATATCGCCGATTTCTTGTTTTTTACACCGAGTTAAGGTCAAAGTTTATTAATTTTATTAACGGATTTTTTATATAATAATAGTGAAGGAGAAAAAAGGGAGCAATAGATTAGCTACCTATTGAGTAATGTTTACTCCTTTTAAACAAGCTTTTTTCTTTTTAATATTTTTATAAAAGGAGATAAAAATATGAAAAAAATGACACTAGAAGAATATAATAAAAAATTACAAGAAAAATATCCTAAAGACAATTTATCTTGCCTTGAATATTCTTTAATGACAAAACCGTGTATAATTCAATGTAATAACTGTGGTAAAATATATTCTTTTACTCAGGGACAGTTCGCTCTAAAACGAAAAGATATATTTTGTAAAAAATGTAAAGATTCTGATAGATGGAGAGAAACTAAAGAAAAATTTAAAGATTGGTTAAACCATCAATAGGATTTTACATTAATAGATGATTTATCAAATATCCATGATTCACAACAACATGTGAAATGCCAATGTAATAAGTGTGGAAAAATTCAAGAGAATAAAAAAATTTATGATTATTTGCGAGGCGTTCGATGTTATTGTGAAACCAAAAGTAGTAAAAAGACAGAATAGATCTTGAGAAAAGAGTTAGGTGATGAATATGATTTTTCTTTTGAAGAATATGTAAATACAGATACCAAAATGAATTTTATACATAAAAAATGTGGACAGGATTTTATTTATACTCCAAGAGATTTATTACGTAATTACGGGTTTTGTCCTAATTGTAATAAAAATCGTTCACATGGTGAAAATATAATTCATAAATTATTGGTTGATGCTTCTATTTCTTTTATAGAAGAATATCAAATTAATATAGATAAACAAACCTTAAGATTAGATTTCTTTTTACCAAAAGACGATATTGCGATTGAATTTAATGGGATTCAGCATTATCAGTCTGTATAGCATTTTGGTGGACAGGAAGCCTTTATAAAAAGACAAAAATATGATAATATAAAAAAACAATGGTGTGAACGTAATAATATTAAACTAATTATAATAAAATATAATGAAGATATATTAAAAAGATTACAGATGGAAGGAGTTATAAAATGAAGGCATCGCGAGGTGAGATAAAGATTTTTTAGATTCTACAAGAGTCTGGATTAGAGTTCGCAGAAGAATACTCTTTTCCAGATTTAGTTAGTAACACTGGTCGTCCATTAAGATTTGATTTTGCGGTATTTGATGATTAGCATAATATTGATTTTTTAATTGAATTTCAAGGGATTCAACATTATGAGGCTAAAGAAAAATTTGGTGGATATAATGGATTAAGAAAACAACAATATAATGATATGAAAAAAAGAGAATATTGTCGAGATCATAACATTACTTTAGTAATTATTCCTTACTGGGATGAAGCAAGAGTAAATTATGATTATATTCTTAACGCCGCATATGGATGGTAAAAATGGATGACATAAATAAAGAAGGAGAGGTATCTAAAGTTGATTAATCGAATGGCTTAGATTAAGAAAAAGGGCTTCGATATGATTGGAACT